GCGGCCATCGGCTACAACCCGCTGCCGAACGGCGAGGGCAAAAAGCGGTTCGTGCAGGTGAATATGCAGCTTTTGTCGAACTTCACAACCGACAATCCGACGGGGAAAGTGCTCCCGCCGGCCGCCGACCCCGTGCCGGGGCAGACAGACGCAGGCGTCGAGGCCGCGCCGGAGCCGGCGACCCGCGACATCGCGGCTGCGGAGGTCGTGTTCAAGACAACGCTTCGCCGGCTCGCGGCCGTCGAGGCCGACGGCGTGCTCGAGCGGCGCAACAAGCCGGAAAAGCTGGCCGAGTGGTTGGATGCGGTGGCGGATCGGATGCGCGACGAGCTGCGTGACGCCGCCAACGCTACCGGCCGCGACATTGAATCATTCGTGATATCGTGGATTGAACGCTCGCGCGGCCTCCTTTTGGAGTGTCACCGCAGCGGGCAGAAGTACGAAACGGTCACAGAGGGCTGGTGCGACAGGCACCTGAATACCGATGCCACAACCGCTTGATGGTGTTGTAGACGCTTTGCAGGCATCGCTTGCGCTCCATTGGTCGCAGGCCGAGATGTACGACCTCCAGGCCGTGCATCTGACGCGCTGGGGCTACGCCAAACTGGGCGAAACGTGGGCGTCCTACGCCGCGGAGGAACGAGGACACGTCAAGAAGCTGTCTGAGCGGTTGGAATTCTTCGACGTCCAGCCGTCGCCGGATCACGAGGCTCCCGAACTGCCGCGGCACGACTTCGAGGCGATTCTGGATGTCAACTACGGTGCGGATCAAGAGGCCGCCGCGGTCGAGCGGGCTGGGTACATGACCTGCGACAAGGTCGGCGACCCCGTTTCGGCGAAGCTGTTCACGAAACTCCTCCGCGGCAGCGAAGACTCAATGGCGAACATCGAAGCGATCCGCAAAGTGATCGAACAGATCGGTTTGGACAACTACCTCGCGAATCAGGTGACTGGATGAGCAACGAAATCGAACGCCGGACGATCATTTCGGACGCCACGGTCGAGTACCGCGAAGACAAGAAGCCCGTCATCACGGGCTACGCCGCGGTGTTCAACATGGAGAGCCGCAACCTCGGCGGGTTCGTGGAGACGATCCACCCGAACGCCTTCGATGAGGTGCTCGCGGAGAATCCAGACGTCATCGGCGTGTTCAATCACGACCGGAATCTGCTCCTGGGCCGCACCGGCAACGGCACGATGCGGCTGACGAAGGACGCCTACGGCCTTCGGTATGAGATCACGCCCAACGAAAACACTTCCATCGGCCGCGACGTGGTCGAGTGGGTGAAGGATCGGACGGTGGTCGGCAGCAGTTTCGCGTTCGCGATCAAGCGTGATGGCGGCGATGCGTGGTCAACGGACTCGCAGAGGGGCATCCGCAAGCGTGAAGTGCGTGCCGTCGGCCTTCTGGAAGACGTCGGCCCCGTGGTTCGGCCAGCCTACGACTCCTCGAGCGTCGTGGTGAGCCGGCGAGCCATTGAAATGGCCCTCGGCGAGGAGTTCCGACCGACCAAAACGATGGCGAACGCGGCGAAGCGCGGCCTCAAGCTGGCGAAGGATCGCGAAAGCATCGAAGAGCGGCTGCTGTTCGTGGCCGAGCGGCTCGTGAACCGCGAAATCATCAGCGTCGAGGAGGTTTCGTACCTCGGCGAAGTGTTCAAGCGGTGCCTGGTCGCCAAGGAAACCGGCTGGTCAGGCTCCCCGGCGTGGATCGAGTGGCAACTGGCCGGTGGAGACACCGCAGTGAGCTGGATCACCCGCCGCAGCGAAGAGCCGCGTGTCGAGCAGCCCGCCGTGGTCGAAGAAGAGCGTGCGGAGCCGTCTGTTGACCTGAAACCCTCTGCCGGCATGGCTGCGGCGGCCCGCCGGGGGCTGAAATTGCACGAAGAAGGCCGTTCTGGCGATGGTTTGAAGCCCGAAACGGTCGCTCGGGCGAACAAAATCGCCTCTCGCGACACCCTTACGCCAGCGCACGTTCGTGAAATGCGGGCGTGGTTTCGCCGGCACAAGGTCGATAAGAGGGCCGGCTGGAGCGCGAAAGGCAGCGAAACCCCCGGCTACACGGCCTGGATGCTCTGGGGCGGAGACGCCGGATGGCGTTGGAGCGAGGCCAAAGTCGCCCAGATGGAGCGCGAAGGCGGCAAACGCGACGTCGGCGAGGGTGAAGAAGGCATGAGCGAGGAGGAATACCCCGGCACGCTGACCGCGGCGAACCTTGACCTCGCCGAATCCTACGAGATGGTCGTTGAAGCCAACGGCCAGTTCGCGCAGGAGCTGCCGGACGGCGCGCACTACATGGAAGCCAGCCCGTTCAAGTCGCAAGGACTCGCTTGCGCGAACTGCGTCTTCTACGAAGGCGGCGGCGCGTGCGAGTTGGTTTCGGGGAGCATCAACGCTAACGGACTTTGCAAGCTCTGGATCATTCCGCAGGAAAAGATCGCGAGCGAAGCGCCGAAGCAGGCCGAAGAATCGAAGCCTGCCGAAGAAGATCGCAGCAAACCGTTCGACGCGCACGGCGCTGTCGCGGAGTTGCAGGCAACTCTTCTTCGCACTCGGTTGCACGGCACTCCGCGTGCTTGATACGCTACAAGAGTAGACATTGCTCCGCGATGGACGTCGCGGAGATCGGTGCGAGCGACTTTTGATCGCGGCGCGCTTGCGGGAACAACCGCCGGCCGCCGCATTGACGTGCGTTGGCCGGCTCAACAAGGAGCAGGCCAAACATGGCAAGCAATCTCAAGCGTCTTCAGGATCGTGCCGCGGCCGTCGCCGCCCGGATGACCGAACTGGCCTCCGTGCAGGAGCGTTCGGAAGAGCAAACCAAGGAACTCGTCTCCCTCGGCACCCAGGCCGACGAGCTGAAGACCTCCCTCGAGTTCGAGGAGCGGATCGCGACGAAGGAAGCCGAGCTGCGTGCGGTGGTCGAGAAGGCCGCCCCGGCTCCCGCCCCCGCCGTCGAGGCGCCCAAGGCCGAGGAGAAGAAGGTCGAGATTCGGGCGATCAACAGCCTCCACCACACCCAGCTCCGCGCGTTCAACGACGGCCCCGAGGCCGTCGAGAGCGCTTACCGCTGCGGTCGGTGGCTGCGTGCTCACGTCTTCAAGAACGCCGACGACCTCCGGTGGTGCAAGGATCACGGCGTCGAGGCCCGCGCCCTCGGCGAGAACAGCAACTCGGCCGGCGGCGCCCTGGTGCCGGAAGAGTTCGCGGCCCGCGTGATTCGTCTCGTGGAAAACTACGGCACCTTTGCGGCGAGCAACGTCGAGAAGGTGACGATGACCCGCGACACGATGATCATCCCGAAGCGTGTCACCGGCACCACGGCCTACTTCGTGGGCGAAGGCACGGCGGTGACCGAGAGCGAGCCGACCTACACCAACGTCCAGCTCATCGCCAAGAAGCTGGCCTGCGGAACGCGGTTCTCTTCGGAAGTGGTCGAAGACGCACTCGTCTCGATCGCCGACGCAGTTGCGACGGAGTTCGCGACGAGCCTGGCCTACAAGCAGGACTTGTGCGGCTGGCTCGGTGACGGCACCTCGACCTACGGCGGCATCGGCGGCGTGGTGACGAAGGTCAACGACGGCACCCACACGGCCAGCGTTCTGACGGCCAGCACGGGTGCGACGGGTTTCGAGACGCTGACGATCACCGACTTCATCAAGACCATCGGCAAGATGCCGCTCTACGCCCGTCAGGGTGCTGCGTGGTACATCTCGCCGGCCGGCTTCGCTGCCTCGATGGCCCGCCTCCGCTACGCGGCCGGCGGTAACGCCGTCGAGCAGATCGGTGGTGGCGTCAGCGAGCAGTTCCTCGGCTATCCGGTGAACCTCGTTCACGTCATGGACACCACGCTCGGTGCAGACGCCAGCAAGGTGAAGGTGCTCTTCGCCAACCTCGGCCTGTCCAGCATCTACGCCCGTCGCCGGGACTTCTCGGTGCGGATGTACGACCAGGTGTACGCCACCACGGACCAGCTCTTGCTCCAGGGAACCATGAGGTTCGATATCGTCCATCACTCGCTGGGAGACAACTCGACCCCCGGCCCGGTGATCGCCCTCAAGACCGCGGCCTCGTGAACCTGAAACCAACAAGGAGTACCTAGAACCATGATTCATTCGCAGATGGAGAAGGTGGTCGCTGCGGTTCCGACTGCGGTCGGAACCAGTGCGGTCACCCTGACGATCGACACGCTGGGCTACGACTACGTCAGCGTGACGGCCCTTCGGGCGAGCAACGCCTCGACGGTGTTCGCGAGCGTCCTCAAGGTCGAGCAGTCCGACGACAACTCGACCTACTCGGCTGTCTCCGGCATGACCGGCGGCACCGACTTCACGATCCCCGCTGTGTCGGACACGGCCAACGCCGCGATCGTGAAGCTGGACATCGACTCCAAGTCGAAGTCTCGCTACCTGAAGGTGACCGCGACCCCCGCCGTGAGCGTCAACACGGTGGTGTCGGCTCGCCTGGGCCGCGGCGAGGTCGCCCCCGCGACCGCGTCCGAAGCGGGCGTCATCGGCTGGGTCAAGGGCTGATCCCGAAATAACTCCGGCGGCAGCGGGTTTCGCTGCCGCCGGAGCATTCATACGCGGGACGGCCACGACGGCCGATGAAGGCGCAAGGAAGCGCGCCCGCTCCAACCAAGGAGCGAAACGTGCAACTGCGTGTCGGCAACGTCGAAGCGGATGTGAAGGTCGCGGCAGTGATGTCCACGCCGCGGCTGGGATTCACGGATAACTTCTTTTGCGTGGCCTCCGCCCTCTCGCCTCACGGCATTGCGCCGATGAAGGTGACCGGCGCTTTCTGGGGCCAATGCCTCCAGCGTGCGATGGAAAGCGTCATCGACACGCACGACGTGATCCTCACGATTGATTACGATTCCGTATTCAACGCGAAGACCGTCGAAGCCCTCCTTGCCTTGATGCTCTACAGTGGCATGGACGCCATCGCCCCGCTCCAGACGAAGCGGGAGAGCAACGCGGTGATGTTCGCCCTTCCCGGCAACACGCCCGAGGACAAGACAACCGTCGAAAGCGACTGGTTTTCCAAGCCGGTGCAGAAGGTCGAGACGGCCCACTTCGGCCTGACGTTCCTTCGCACCGAAGCCCTCAAGAAGATGCCGAAGCCGTGGTTTGTCGAGTTGGCGAACGAGGCCGGCGAATTCAGCGGCGGCCATCAGGACTCCGACATCGGCTTCTGGCGCGGGTGGGCGAAGGCCGGCAATACGCTGGGCATCGCCACGCATATCAGCGTCGGACACGCCGAGCTGATGGTCACCTGGCCCAGCCGCGAGGTCGAGGGCGGCAAGATTCAGCAGCACACGACGGAGTATTGGACGAACGGCCAGAACGCGCCGAAGGCCGCATGGGGGCAGGTGACGTGAAAATCCGCGTTCTCCACAACTTCAGTTGCTACGAGCGCGGGCAGGTCTTCAGTGACTGGCCTGGGGGGATGTGCGACATCCTCGTGCGGCGCGGGCTGATTGAGGAAGTTCAAGACACGGAAGTCGAGGAAGCCGTCGAGCACCGCGAAGTGGAGCGGGCCGACGCTTCTCCGAAGCACAGGAAGAAGAAGTAATGGACACAATCGTTTTCGGCACGCCGCAGGGGCCGACATCCACGATCACGCCGTACCGCAGCCTCGTCAGGATCACGAATCCGGCGGTGGAGCCGGTATCGCTGTCTCTCGTCAAGACACAGTGCCGCGTCGATACCGACGTCGATGACGCCTACATCCAGAGCCTGATCGCGGTGGCGCGGCAGTACGTCGAGGACGTGCTTGAGATCACGCTCCTCACCACCGTCTGGGAGGCCCGCTACGATCTCTTTCCGATCTGGGCGATCATCCTCCCGCAGATGCCGATGGCCGACGGCACCGTGACGGTGACGTACCGCAACGGCGACGGCACCTACGGCACGCTGACGAGCACAAACAGCGACTTCCAAGTTGACTACCGCGTGCTTCCCGGCCGCATCTACCCACAGTGGGCGCAGTCGTGGCCGCCGACTCGAGGCGACGAGAACTCCGTCGTTGTCAGGTACTCGGCCGGCTATGGCCCCGACGGCTCGAGCTGCCCACCGACGGCCAAGCATCTGATTCTCGCGCTCGTGGCCCATTGGTACGACACGAGACAACCGGCCGTGCCGGGTGCCATGACCTCGACGCCCTATATGTTCGACACGCTACTGGCCGCGTCCGGCCTGGGGGTTTACCGATGACCATTCGCGCTCGCATCGACATCGACGCGGTCTACCAAGACCAGACCACGACCTCGCTGACCGTTGGGTCGCTTTCCGACCACTTGGCGTCGTCACCACTCGTCGCGCAGGCGATTACGGCCACCGTCGGCACGTCGGCCGTGTCGATCTCCGGCCCGACCAGTCTGTCTACGCTAGTGATCAAGAACACCGGCACAACTCCCCTGCGATTGGCCGGCGCCATCAACGTCTCGCCCGACCGTGTAACCGTCCTGCCGACCACCGCGACGATCACGGTGGCCTCGCCGTCCGGCAGCGGCTCATATTCTGTCCTCTGGGTGGGGTAAATGATCGTTTCCGGCCTCATGCGCGAGCGGGTGACTGTCATGGCTCCCGTGACAGAGCAGTCGCCGTTTGGCGAGGCGACAACGGCCTGGGAGGACGTCGGCACCGTGTGGGCGAGCGTGCAGGGTCTGTCCAGCCGCGAGACGCTCCAGGCCCAGCAGGCCAACGCGATCATCACGCACAAGATTCGGATGCGATTCTTCCCCGGCATCACGCATCAGCACCGTCTGGTGTGGCGGGATCGCACAATGGAGATAGCGAGCCTCATGGAGCGAGAGGTCCGCACGGTCCACGAGATCATGGCGAAAGAGGTGGAGTGATGGCATTCAACGAACGCCTTGGCCTCGGCAATCTTGAGCTGTCGCAGGGCATCGGCGAAGCACGCGACATCGGCGGCAGCACCGGCATTGAGTCGGCGAACCAGTTCGTCACGATCCGCACGGCCGGCGTCCGCGACCTCGTCGCTGAACTGCGGCGTCGGGCCGGCTCTGCAACCGCGCCGATCCTCAAGAAGATCGTCAAGCGGGCGGCCATGCCGATTGAGAAAAAGTACGCCGAGCTGGCCCGAAACCACACCGCCACCGGCAATTTGGCGGCGAGCGTTACCCACGAAATAAAGGCTTACGCCGACGGCGGCGTCATTGCAGTCGTCGGCCCCCGACAGACCGGCTCCGTCGGCTCAACGGACGACGCTCGCTCCGGCAATCATGCCTGGCTCGTGGAATTCGGCACTAGCCGTCGAAAGCCCGGCTCGCAGGGCCGGCGGGCCTACATCAACGTCCATCAGGCGATCAACGGAAAGATGAGCCGCAAAGGTTCATTTAACAACAGCCAATTTGAGGCGATGGGTCGCGGCTATTACTTCCTCATGGGAAGCATCAATGAGCCCAGCCGGCAAGGCAGCGGCAGGGCGGGGTATTCTCGTGATTTCATGCTTGGCAAAGATGGCCGAAGCGGCAAGCAGCACCCGATCACCCTGCGCCCCGGCGAAACCATCGCCCCGATGAAGCCCTTGAAACTCATGCAGAAGACAATTGACGGCACGGCTGGTCAGGTGCTTGAGGCGCTGAAGGCCGGGCTGGAGCGGGAGTTGATGAAAACATGATGCTCGTTACTCCTGAAAGACACGTCTTCCTGCGTCTCGCGACGACCCCCGGCGTCGTCCGACTCACGGGATTCAACATCTATGCCGTCGCCGTGCCGAAGACGGCCACGTTGCCGTTCTGCGTCTACAAGCGACAGAACATCACCCGCGAAAGCCACTTGACGGGGCCGATGTTCCAGCCGGTCGTGCATCTCCAGATTGCATCGTGGGCGACGACCTACGATCCAGCGAGAGAGCTGGCCGACGAGGTTCGGATCGCGCTGGATGGTCACACCGGCACGCTGGCGGGGGTTACAATCAGTGATATGCGGCTCGTTTCGGAAACCGATGACTTCATCGATCCGACGGCCGTGGGAGCACAACTCCCGCCCGCTTACGAAGTTCGGCAGCTTTACCAAATCCGGTGGTCTGAGGCTGCCGGATAACACATTCACGAGCGCAAGGAGGCGCAGCAAATGGCTGGCATTTCCGCACAAGGACTCACCTTCACCTTCGGTGGTTCCGCCCTCACGGTCACCTCGGTTCAGGTCAGCGACCAACAGGATTTGATCGACGGTAGCCATCTGGCAATTGCCCCGTCGGGCCGTCGTGAGTGGGTTGGCGGGTTCGCGACGAACCGCGAGGTCACGGTCGATGCCATCTACACCACGGTGCTCAACGCAGGCACAAGCGGCGCGCTGGCGATCACCGGCCCGATGTCGTTCAGCGGCAACGCGACGATCCAGTCCTCGAGCATCGGCGGCTCAGTCGGCGACCTCATCAAGGGTTCGCTCACGTTCAAGGTGGCCTAGTTTTTTAAGAGGGAAAAATGGCGTCTATTTCGCAGGGGACGACATTTTCTTTTGGCGGCGGGTCGGTTAGTGAAGTCACGCGGGTTACTGTAAACCAGCAGTGGGCCGGCCAAAGCCGCAACAGGATTTCAACGGCGCATCTCGGCACACCGATTGACGACCCAGAGCCATACGTTTTTGGGTTTAAGCCTAACGTCATAGACGGTAGCGCCCAGGTTGATATTGAGTACCTCGGCGGCAGCTCCGTGCCGGTAGGGTCAAGCGGCGCGATTTCGCTAAGTGGAGCAGCCTCCTTCTCTGCGACCGCCGCCACTTGTCTGTCTTGCGTTATAAACGCAGCCGTCGGCGATGTAGTCAAATATCAAGCCACCTTTCGAATCCCGATGGGTTAGTGAAAAATGGCGCTTCTTTCACAGGGAGCTGCGTTTTCTTTTAAAGGAACACATTACACGGTTACATCTGTGACCGTCGAATCGCCGCACCCGGAGATCGTTGATATGACCTCCAAAGGCGATAGTAATTCAACAAACGCAATGGTTTGGACCGGCGCGTATTCGTCACCTGGGCGGATCGTGATTGATGGCCTTGGTTTTAGTGATCCAAAGTCGCTCGCTGGCTCGAGTGGAAATGCGTCATTCTCGACACCCGGCGGCAGCGTTTCTGTTCTTTGCGTGTGCGACTCCGCTAGCGTTGAAGCCAAAGTCGGAGAATTGCTGAGAGTACGGATTTCGCTTACGACTACGGACTATAGCGGATAAAGCTCAAGGCAGGAGCAACTTTTTCACGGATGGCTTCTTTTTAGAGGTTACTTCTTTATGGCGTTGAACAAGGCGAAGATTCTGGCGGCTGATGATGTCAAGTTGCAGGAGATCGCCGTCCCTGAGTGGGGCGGTTCGGTGTTCCTCAAGGTCTTGAGCGGCACCGACCGCGAGGCGTTCGAGGAGTCCTACGCAGACCAGAAGCTGAAGGCGTTTCGCCTGCGGTTCCTGGTGCTCGCGCTCTGTGACGAGAAGGGTGATCGGCTCTTCAGCGAGGGCGAGATCACGGAACTCGGCACGAAGTCGGCGGTCGTGATCAACCGGCTCTTCGAGGCGGGCTGGAAGCTCAACGCATTCCGCGAGGAGGACGTCGAAGCCCTGGGAAAAGACTGATCGACAGACCCGAGCGCAAGTTCTATTTGAGACTTGCGCTGTGCATGGGGATGTCGGTCAAACGGCTGCTGCGAGAATTCGACTCCGAGGAGTTGGCGGAGTGGGCTGCGTTCGACAGAAGGTGGCCGCTCCCCGACCCCTGGGGGCAAACGGCAAGGCTTTGCCGGATCATCATGGCGGCCAGCGGAAACTATCGAAAGAACGACATACCGGACGAGTCGGCATTCATTCCGAGCGCTGTCAAGCCAGAGCAGAGCAGCATCCAAATGATCGCAGAGCTGCAAAAGCTCATGCCTCCAAGCGTGCCGATTCAAGGATGAGCTAGATGGCTGGATACCTCGGCAAAATCTCGGCGATCGTCACTGCGAACACCAGTGACTTCAGCCAACGGCTGATCGCCACGGCCGACGAGGTTCGCAGCCTTGCGGAACTTTGGAAGCCCCTGCCGCCCGATGCTCCGACTCAAGGATGAGATAGATGTCTGGCTACCTCGGCAAAATCTCGGCGATCGTCTCAGCGAACACCGCTGATTTTCAGCGGAAGATGAACGAGGCCGCTGCGGACACCAAGAAGTTCGCGACGGCCGTCGAGAGCAACATCAAGCGGGCCACGGCCGATGCGGCGAAGTCGTTCAAGGGCATTTTGACGCCGCTCCAGCAATTCGAGGCTTCCCTAAAGGCCGCCTCGTCGATGCAGTTGTCCTTCAAGGGTTTTTCGGGGGCCATCCGCACTGTTGAGCAGTTGAAGGAGCGGCTGGGGCAACTCAACTCCCAGCAGGTTTCTGTCGTCTTGAAGCAGACCGGCTTTGAGAAACTGGACGACCTCCGTGAGTCCCTCCGCGAGTTCAGCAACCGCGACATGCGGATCATCGCCGAAGTCGGCGGTATCGAAAAACTCAAGGAACTTCAGTCGGCCATGGGGCCGTTTCGCGAAGGCGACACGCTCATTCGCATGAAGGTGAGCGACGAGGAATTGAACAGCCTCGTCGCGAAACTGGGGAAGATCAGCGAAGAGCAAATCAACGTCGCCATGAAGGTGACGGGCGAGCAAAGCCTTGACGAAACTCTGCTCAAGATGCGGCAACTGTATTCGGCGAGCGAACAGATCGCCAAGCCGCTGGCCGCAGCGCAGGCCGAGTTCTCAAAGTTGTCGTTCGGCGTTCAGGCGTCGTTCATCGCGACCCTTGGCAAGGCGCAAAACGAGGTTCAGCAGCTAGAACTGGACATCAAAGCGGGCGCGACGATCGGCGAAGAGCGCTTTGCGGCTCTGGGGCGACAGGTGCGCAGCGTCACAGCAGCCATCAAGGAGATGGGCGAAGCGGACGCCTTGGCGATGAAAATGCGATCTGGCCGCGAACTTGAGGTGCAGCAGCCGTTGGCACAGGCGGCGCTGGTGCGTGCCGGCAAGATGGATCTGGGCGGAATCTCGCCGGAGGGGATTGCGGCCAACTCACGGGAACTGGCCCAGCTTCAGGCGGCGGCAAAGGCAGCCGCTGAAGAGGTTGCTCCGCTGATCGCTCAGTTGAGGGCGGCGGAGGCGGGCGGGCAATCTCGTGGCACGATCGCTGTCCTTCAGTCGCAAGTGGACGCGAAGGTCGCCGCGCTGAACCGCGAAACCAATGCGTGGGCCTCACTGACTCAGTCGATCAAGGACTCCGAAGACGCTGCGAGGCGGCGAGCCGCTGCGGCAACCAGAGACTTTACGCTAAAGTCTGCGCCGCCAGAGCGTGCTGGCCTGGGGCTTTTCGGCACTTCGGCAGGCGGGGCGGAGCAACAGTCGCTAGACAGGGCAAAACAGCTTTCTGCGGCCTACGAAAAACTCCCGATGGCGGCACAGGGAGCGCTTCGTGGCCTAGCTGGAATCGCAGCGAGCGTTGCCGATTCAGTTGCGGCTGGCACTGGCAACGCCAATCAATTAAACGATGTTCTTGACAGACTGACCAGCCGCGTTTTCGGGGAATCCGTCCAATCAGGGCAGCAGGCACTTGGCAGAAAGATTGGCAACGGCTTCCTCAACATTCTCGACCCCGCCGTGGCCGCCGCTGACACGCTTGAATCGCAGACTCAGGTGCTGGCTCGCAAGATTGGCAACGGCTTCCTCAACATTCTCGACCCC